CACCATACAACCTTGAAGCCGCTTGAAGTCAAATCACAGCACTCTGCGGAATGCTCATCGTTCCGAATCAGCCCGGAACACGCAAGCCCTACTCGAAGTCTTTGGCGGTAAGCAGCGCGATGAGTTCGCCGCTGTGCAGCTGCCACTGGTTGAATGGCTCGTTCGAGCCGAATACGGCGATCGAGGCCGGGGACATGCCGAGATTCAGCAGGTCAAGCAACGTCGGATCGGATTCGGTGCTGGCCAGCCATTGGC